TTTTTAGGTTTCCAAGTTGGTTTAGTATCCAATGCTGATAATCTTTTAATGATACCATACGTTTGACGAGAGATACAACCAATCCAATCACAACTTTCATAGTAATTACGATTGTATAATGGGTCTGGTAAATCATCCCAAATTGCGTAGAAAAGAATTGGAACATTTTGTCTGATTTCATGTTCGATATCATACAACCATGTCCAATAACGAGGGTCAGTAAAGTGTAAGATAGCATCCGGTTGCTCTGAATTGATTAATTGTCTAATCAAATCTGCATTACCATATCCATTCCAAGGAAGTATTTTTAGAGAAGCATCTTCCACTCCATAATTCTTTTGAATATCTTCACTTAAATCTAAAATCTTACCAGCTTCGGGATGATTAATTGCGGCTCCTACTTGAAACCAATCGTATTTGTGTATAGTACCTAATACTAATTCTTTTGACATTGTGGCGATACCACTTGCCATTCTTAAATCATCTGAAAGTAACAGAATCTTTTTCTTTGCCATAACGTATTAATGTTGTTAAAATTGTGAACCTGATATTTGTAGTTGTAAGTATTCATTCATTTCTTTTCTAAAATCTTCATCTTTAACATATCTTTCAACTGTTCTATTTACCAGCTTTTGTAATGTTACATCAGAATCAAAGGAAACTTTTTTAAATGATGAATACACATCTTTCAGTATCTTCACAGTTGTAAGCTTTGTGTTTTCTTGAATCATTATTTGTGTATTTAATATATTTGTATATATAAGTATATACAAAAATAAAAAAACAATAATTTTTATCAAGGTTTTCCGTCACAATGTTTGCCTAAAAATTGACACCATTTGCAATTCTTTTTGTTATTACCAGGAACTTTAGGATATGGGATATCTCTAAAATTACCAGTATCATCAAATACCGTATCGATAAACTCTACAAATTTATCATATACTTTAGTAACGGTTGGTGTTCCACTTGATGGAACGTGTTTGGAAATATATGGAATAGGAAATGCACTATCTTCTGGTAATTTCCTTCTCATTATCTGATACTCTACTTTAATTTTTGTAAGTGGAATATTAAAAAGCTCTGAATAGTACTTTTTGTATAATAAGATTTGTGAATTTTTAAGTTCATCTGCTTTTTGATACTGATTCCATCCTTGTGTAGATGTTTTCAAATCTACAATTATTATAGTATTTTCTGCCAAATCTCTCATTACGATATCAATGAATCCAATAAAATGGACACCTTCTTTGATTTTAGCATTAAGTGGAATTTCAATACCAACTAATTCGTATCCTGATTTTGAGTAAAATTTACTACAATATTTCTTAAACCAAGTTAAAATTCGTCTACCATCTCCATAGAATTCTTCCAATTCAATTTGCTCACACGGAATTCCTTCGGATAGCAAGTCTTTTTCTTTTGTATAGTTTTCTCTCATTCTTTCAAGCAACAACTTATCCAGATTAATTTCATCTGCTTGTTTCTTTGAAACACCATACATAACTGAAAGATAATGTTGTATTGTTTCGTGCATAGCCGAACCAAATATAGTGTGGACATTGCCGGAACTTTCACCCAACTTATCTATGTAATTTAACTTATATTGTTGTGGACAACTGCTCCACATTGAGTACTGCGAAAATGATACTTTAGCCATTATGTTATTTTATTGTGTAAAGATACGAAAAATACCTCAGATTACCAAATTAAACTTTAAGTTTTAATTTTGTAATTAGCTTCGTATCCGTACCATACGCCTCTGCAATTTTTTTTATTTCCTCTTTACCTGAAGTACTTTCATACAGTATATCTAAATATTCAGATGCATGTTTTGTGGAAACTTCATACCATTTAGCAATCAATTCAATTAACCAATCATCATAATCTTTTACCGATTTTCCCTTCATATAACGAAGATATGTTTTACCTTTCGGTACAACACCAATCAATGCTTTATAAACCGCTCTAGGTGGTGCTTCTTGAATATATGGTTGTATTTCAGCTATAAGTTCTATCCATTCCGGATTCATAGACATATATCGAATTATTAACCAATTACTCCAAGTCTTTTTATCAGCATCATCCAATTTATCCCAATAGTTAGGGTCTTGCTCTTTTGTTACCGCATTGATATGGTCGAATAGTCCTTTTGGCATATTATTGTTCTTCTACTTTTAAACCCGGAGGTAATAAATCATTAAGTACTTCACCACAATCTCCACAAAGGAATAATTCTACCGGTAGTACTTCATCTTTTGGTTTACCAGTTAATAACTTTGAAATCTTACGAAATCCAAAACCTTGTACAAAAATCTCGCCACCGCATTTTTTACATCCGATTGCTTCAGTTTTTTCTAAAGGTATTGGTTTTTCTTCTTGCCCTCCGATTGGTTGTCCACCTGCTCCTAAAATGTTAGCCATTATATAATATTTAAAATTTGAATTAATGTTGCTGCTGCAATAATTTCTTTATCAATTGCAACCGCCGATTTAGCAACCCCATCACCCAATACTAATATTACATTTGCAGTATTTTCCCCCGCATACTCATCTACCTTATCATATAGTAATGTAAATAAATCAGTAAAATCAGTTGTTTTGGAATCAAGTATTGCCTGTCTTACGTTCATATATTTGTTTCGTTTATCATCCTTTGATTTAAGGATATCCAAAACTTTCATCTTATAATCATTCTCTAATAAATTTTGAACATCTACTTGTAATCTACCTTTAAGAGAGTTCAATTGACAAGTATTGATTATCTTACGAATATCTGGATAAGAAGAATCTATTATTGGAACTAAATCTTTTGGGTTAAACTCAACCGATTCCACTTTCAAAATTTTACTCATTTGAATTGCTACATCTTTTTTAGTAGGTGGAGTTATTTGAAATGTTTGACAACGGCTTTGGATTGGTTCGATAATTTTTTCAACGTAATTGCACGTTAAAATGAAACGGCAATGCTTACTGAATGTTTCCATTAAGTTACGAAGGATTGCTTGTGCGTTTGGAGTCATATAATCAAACTCATCTAATATAATGATTTTGTATTTTTTGAATCCCATAGATGATGCAAAGTTTTTTACTTTGTTTCTTACGGTTTCCACATTGTTTTCATCCGATGCATTTATAATCATATAATCACACTCAATTGCTTTTATAATTAACTTTGCAAGTGTTGTTTTACCAGTGCCCGCTTTGCCAAAAAAAAGTAAGTGTGGTATATCTCCATTATCAATATATCCCGCAACTTTATTTTTAAGATGCTCATTACCAACATAATCCTCTAATTTAGATGGCCTATATCGTTCCACCCAAAGTGAGTGATTTATTTGTTCTTCTTCTTTTAATTCAAACATATTTTTATTTTTTATTTACCAGTTGAACCAAATCCACCTTCACCTCTTTCTGAATCCGAAAGTTCATCTACTTCATGAAATTCAATTTGTGGATGTGGTATAATCATAATTTGTGCAATTCTATCACCTACTTTATAGAAGTTATTTGATGTATCTTCCGTATTTTTTGTTTCATCATAAAAACGGTCACCGCCAAATACTTTGTTAAAAGTGGCTTGAATTTCTCCCCTATACCCACTATCAATTACACCAACCGAATTACTTAATTGTAAACCTGTCTTTCTAATTGATGAACGAGGAAATACCAATCCAACAAATCCATCTCTAATTTCTATTGCAATACCAGTTCCGTATGTAATTTGTTCAGGTGTATCTTTAATGATTTCCGTTGCTACTAAATCCATACCAGCATCACCTTCTTTAGCGTATGTTGGAATTACTGCATTAGGCGTCAGCCTCTTTATTTTCACTTGCATTTGTAATAGTTTTAAAAGATTCTTTTTGTTTATTTCTCATTTCTATACCTTCATTGGTAAGTTCTCTAGCAAATAGTTTAAATACTTTACCAGTCTTTCCATTTTGAAAAGTTATATATGAATTCTCAATATTTGTAATTGTAAAAATTACTTTAGGGTCTTCATTTTTATCTGATTCATTATCAGTCCAAGCAAATATTTGTGGTTCATCTTCATCAAATTGAAAACACCACTCACATTCTTCATACTTTTTTTGTGTTAGCGTAACCTCCGGTGATTTAGATTCAATCACTTCTTCATTTTTTGTTTTGTTAGCCTTTGCCATATTATTTTATTTTTTATCTTCCTACTTCTGATAGGTATTTTGCTTTCATTTCTTCCCAACTAATTCCAATAGCATCTATGTAGAATAAGTGTTCAGGTTTAATTCTTCCTTCATCATGTAGTTTTGTATATCTACTGATTGCATGTTTCTTCCACCACTTTTGAATGTATTCATTACCTTGCTTAAACTTATCCTTAAGGATTAATTTATCTTCGGTGATTTCATTACGAAGGAATTCACATCCGTTTTCATACATCATAGCCATATACACACCTCTCTTAAACCCATGATGGTATTCGTTAGCTTTAATACTACACTCTTTGAAAATCTTTCCTAATATCTTTTGTTTGATACCACTAACAGGTCCGTTAGCTTCATATCCCATACTAGCACCATTACGAGCTCTTTCTCTAGTAATGTTTTCATCATACCACTCTGAATGAT